ATCCAGAATATTCATTAGAAGTTGTATAAGCTGTGGTAGAGGCATCAATGCTTGCAGAATTGGTATACAAAGCAATTTTAAATGTGTCTCCACTTGATGCTGTAAAATTATGCGTTGCCACTAAAACCTCTTGTTTAAAGCTAGTGCATACCGCAGATGATCCTACTGCCATTTTATTGCCCTCCTTGGGTTGTCTTAATTGATCCTAATCCAGGTAAAGCAGATGGTTGTGGAATTCTTAAAACTCCATGCATATATTCATCTCTTCTTCCTCGACCTTGTTGTTGTGACGCTACCTCTTGTAACGCACGTTGATACGATTGTTCGTACAATTGCAGCATGTCTGCTGGACCCTTTAAAAACTTAAAGGCTTCTGCAAGGCTACCATACAATAATAATGCAGGTGCGTTGTCGCTCAACCAAGTTGATGTTGTGGTTGAAGAAAGTCTTTCTGGTAATCTGACAAATCCTAACTCTACATAAAAAGCAGCACTTGGTGTTGGTGCTATGTATATAGTATTTTCATCCCATTGTGAATAGTATTTAGGTGTTCCTGTGTTGTCTCTATTTGGCCAATACTCATTCATAAAAGTAATATCTTTTTGTTCTAAAAATGTCCTGGAGCCTGATCCTGAGGCAGGATAAATCATTAAACTTCTTATAGCAGAAAATAAAACAGGAGTTATTCCGGTGCCTCCTGGTAAACTTAAAAACTCATTACCTGAAGTTAATTGTGCAAATTGATATGATCTAAAAACAGGTAAATCTAAATTTCTTAAAATTCTATTTTCAGCATGTTCTATAAAATCATTAACAATTGAATCTGTAAGAACAGAACTATCTACCTCTGTGTAATCTCTTATCTGAGAAACTAATTCAGTGTATGTTGTCATGATACTAATGTAACAGGACCAGCTGTAACCGTTCCTCCTCCTATTCCAGTTGTATTAGCCGCTGTAGTCAAAGGAATACTAAAAGTATTTTCATCTACAACAGTTATGGTCAAACCACTAGTATTTTTTATTTCATCTATTGATGTTCCTAATAACGGTTGACCTACATCATAAAATCTTACTACATCACTTGTGGATCTACCATGTGATGGTGAAAAGACATTTACAGTTGTACTACCACTTGTAAATCTAAAAGGATTCAAAGGTAATAAAACTGCAACAGAATTTTCTGTTCTATCTGGTCTAGCAAACTCTAAGGCCTGGGGATCAGGTCTATGTTCTTGTGGCATTAATTGAGCAGCTTTAGGTTCATACTCACTGGTGTGAACTTTTGATCCGTTCCACTCAGTTACCATTTCTGAATAAGGAAACTCTAATCCACTTCTATCAGAAATAAATTTTGCGTATTTACCTTGTGCGTATGCCATTACCCTTTACTTGTTCTTTTTTTCCTAGAAGCCATTATTGTTGTAGGTTTTTGTTTCTTTTTATTTTCTTCTTGCATTTTACGCACTGTATATCCTAAACCAGCACCAGCACCTACTCCCCCAAAATACCGCAAATCATCTTTTCTCCTACTAATCGCACTTTTTGTTTTTTCACCTAAAGTCTTTTTTCTTCTATAACCTACTATACTACCATCTGCTGTAACAGCTCTTCTATCTAAGTCTCTCATGGCTTTTGTAATTTTTTTATTCAAACCCTCTCTAGTAGAAGCGGTAAATTTTTTACCAGCTAAATCTTTTGGGAGAGTAATTCTTTTACCTGCTTTTGTTTTTGCAGAAGATGCCATTGTTGCTGAAAATTTTTGTTTATTTCCAGATCCTATTTTTTTTATTGCTGTCTTTGCTAATTTTTTAAACATAGTTATCTCCTTACAGTTCCACCTTTTTTATAATTTTTTCTTGGACCCAATACTCCACCACCTGGTTTTCTAATATTAAAATCCTCTGGATTTTTTAACATTATTTTTTTTGTTCTTCTTGGTTTATTTTTTACTGCTTTTGCCAAAGCATCTCTTTGACCAGCAACTTCTTTAGTATATTTTTTTAATGACTTTGGTAATTCTTTTACATTAATTGTTTTTTGTCCTGACTTTAAGGCATTAATTAAAAAATTACCGGCTACTTTTACACTCATGATTTCCTCTTTGGTTTAATCTTTCTTGCTTTTAAAAAATCAGATCTAGCTTTGTCTACAGTTTTTTTGCTTTTACCTGATCTCATTGCTGATAACATTTTTCTGGGAACCTCTACACCTTTTGATTCTAAATATCTGTCTCTAGCAGTTGCTTTACGACCATACATTTTTCTATCACGAGCAGCTTTTTTAACAGCGGTCTTTGCTAATTTTTTTAGTACCATGTGAATTTGCCACCCTTCGTAGCGGCACCCATTCCTAATTTGGTTCCTTTGACAGGTTTTCTATCAATTGATATTTCTTGTGCTTTACCTTTTGCAGGTGCTACACCTTTTGTTGTAATAGCTCCAGCTTCAACAGCATTAGGTATATCTATTTGACCTCTGCCATAAGATCCTATCTTTTTTGTTGAACCACTTTTACTATTAGTAGTTTGTTTATTATATAAAACGTTAGCCATCTTACCTCCTATGGTATATATGATTGAGCCGGTTTAATACGATGAGAAATTCTTTCTCTATCGTTTCCTGCAGCTCTATCAAATTCTTCATCATATGACGCTTTTAAATTAGCACTCAAAGCTGGTGCTCTTTTTAAACTCATATAATATGCTAATCCTGCCGTTAGACAAGGCATAAAATAAAAAGGCACATCAGCGTAATTAGTATAGTCACCAGCGTCCTCTATTCTTTTTATAAAAAAATATTTAAAAATGTAAGCTTTATCTGGACTAGGATATAGAAACAAAGTCATATCATTTTCTGGTCTACCATTAGTGGCAGCACCTCCAACGGTGACTGTCCCAGGCATTAATACAAATTGAGTAGGTCTTGCATCTCCAGTTGCAGTTCTTTCTTTTCTTGAAAGATTAAAATACTCTTCTCTAGATATTTTAGTAATCGCTACATCTGTAGTATTACTATCACCTTCTAAATTTGCAGTGGCATCTGCTGTAGTCGTTATGGTTGCATCTATAATATCAACCACAGATTGATCTACAGTATAATGATTTGTTCCTGGAGTTAAAGTTTGAGTTCCATAAGTGACTGTCCAAAGATTAAGTCCACGATTTGCCCATTCTGAAAAAATTAAATTTAAAGATCTTTTTGCAGTTTTTAGATCGTAACCGCTTCTAACCTCTAAACCACATCTTTCAAAAGCTTCTTCTATAATCTCTTCTATCGAAAGATTAAAATTAGTAGTGCCTGAATAAGCCATATAAACCTCTATGATGATATAGGTGTATATTCTTTTATAAATTCAACAACTAAACTTGCAGTATCGTCATTAGTAACAGAAGAAAAGTTAATCAAAACATCGCCTGTGTAATTAGTAGCTTTTGTATTTTGTAAGCCACCTATGGTGCTGAAATCCATGTCATCAGCAAAATTACAAGACCATGCGATTGGATTAGTTCCACTGTTGACCCACTCTAATAAAAGTGGTTTGGTTGTTGCAGAGTTGTTAACGCTCCACCATAATTTATTAATGTTGATAAAAGTACAAGCTGTGCCATCATTTCTTACATTTAAAGCAGATGCATCAACATTAAATGTTTCAGCTGTAGTAGAAGCTATTTTAGCAGTAAATGAAAATATTGCTTTCTTGTCTCCGTCAAATAGTTTTTTTGTATATTGAGCCATTTAATTCCCCTTGTAAAAGGGTGGGGCCATTACTCCCCACCCACGGTTATATTAATTACGAATAAGATACGTCTCTATCTTGCGCCGCCATTATGTAATCAATGGTTGTTACTTTCTGTCCTGTAGCGTCACCAGAAACACTCATAGCCATTACTTTCATATTAGCTGTTGGAATGTTAGTGGTAGAAGTACCAACCAAATTTCTGTTTATGTAAAATTGAACTTTGTTTGTGCTGTCATTTTTTGTAGCAACAAGTCCCAAAGTTACGTATGTATCATTTTCCATTGTTGATTTTGTGGTATCAGCAAATTCTACTAGAGTCTGAGTGTCACCAGATTCAGTAGTTCCTTTGACAATAGCACTGCCATCCACTTTTACAAATCCAATAACATTACTTGAAAGTAATGCGTTCTCTGGGTTTGTTGCAAATGTTTCTGTAAAACCAACTAAGAAATCAGTTTGTGTTGCATCAGAAATCTTTACTCTTGTTTCAAAATAAAGTTTGTTACCTGCTGTTGTAGGTAGAGCAAAAGATTCTTGTTTTGCTTGAATTGAGGCACCATCGTTATCTGTAGTATTTGCTGAAGTTAAGTTTACTTCACCATTGAGAGAATCTGCAACAACTGCTGCAGTTGCTGATGAGTCTTTTACGATAGTCCAATTGTGTGTCGCATCTAATGCACCCTGATTAAAATCATCAAAATATGTGAATTGATCAGGCCACATAGACATTTTTAAATTTTCAAAAGCACTTGCATTTGAAAATAGTACCGGTCCTTTAAAATGTGTAGCCATTTTTTTACTCCTTGCCTGTATAGGGCATTCGTTACCTCGTCACTATACTGTACTGCCTAGCCAGCCTCGGTAACTGTTTACTAGGTAGAAGGGGGAAAACCACTTCCCCCCCTTCATAAGTTTATTATGCTCCTGGTGATCCAAAGATACCTCTAGGATCAGAGAATCCAAAAGAATATCTCTCCCTAGCTTTATATCTTACATTACCAGTATCGAAGTCACCTTCCATAGCAGTTCTGATAGGGGCTCTTACAAAATGTTTCAAGCCGTTAGGAGCGTCAGTTTTGATAAAGAACGCATCAGTATCAGTTAGGAAGTTATTAACCACATAACCTTGTGGTAACATTCCCATGTTAGCGATAGCGTTAATATCATTATCTGCTGTTCCTACTCTACCTTGAGATTTCATCAATCTCTCTGCAACGAACTGAAGATTGATTGGGATTATAAGTTTTGTACCTTGCAGTGCAATTTTTAATCCTCTTTCATCTTTCATATCAGCAATATCAATTAAAGCTTGCTCAAGAGAAGTCTCATTGAGGTCAGCTGCTGTTGATAGTTCGTTTTTAAAAGTTCCTGCTAAGATAGGATGGTCTGTAGCACAAAGCTCTTTTCCATCACCACCAGCAAATGAACTGTTAAAGGCATTGTTAAGAACTGCGGCAGCTTTCACTTGTTTAGTGTTTGCCATAGATCTCGCTAATGCTTTTGTATAACGAGTGCTGATTTTGTCGTAAAGGTTGTCCTCTACTGCTTCTTCAGTTAATGAGAAGGCTAAAGCAATTGTTTCGTGAGTATAACGTGAAGTAAAAGTCTCTTGTGCAGCATCATAACTTACACCTGATCCTTCTTCTTTTACGCTCGCGTTTGCGAACCCACCTAACATTACTTCTTCTTCAAATGCACGATCAGAGTTCTCTGTATCAAAGATCTCTGTGTGCTGATTTTCGTATCGGTCGTATTCTAACCCAAACAAAGCGTTCAAACCTGGTTCGAGTTCTTTGACCAACTGCATTCTTGAAATAGCCATTGTTCAATATCTCCTTAGGTTTATGCGCTTGATCCAGTTGTAGTTAGATATAGGTGCTCATTGAATTTAACAATGTAGTTAGCATAAGCTGAACCTGTATCACTATTTTCCGGATCTTGTGAAGCTCTGATTACACGGAACTGAGCAGTTGCTCCAGATCCTGTAATAGAAGTTGCAAGAGTAGATGTAGATTGACCATTAATTGTTGAGCCGGAGCCCGCAACTGAGTCAATGTTATTACCTAAAGCTGCAGCAGCTAGAGTAGCAGTGCCACCCATCTGAACTTCATAAAGTTGGTTTGGATCGTCATACACATACGCTTCTATAGTTTCTCCTGTCGCAACATTTGTTTGCGAATAGAAGTTTGACCATTTTGGTT